TTACAACGCCAGATTCAATTGATCCCGTCCGTAATGCGAGGCCGGAAAGGCGTCTTGCGGGATAAAGTCAGGCGGTAGCGGGTCTTCCCGCGTACGCTTTGATACGCGCCGTTCTACCGTGTTGAGGGTGGTAAATGTCTCGCTGCATTCAAGGTTCTGACACTGGTGATACTGCCGGATAGTGATATCGCTCAGGCGGCGACTGGTACGGGTGCGGGCCATTGCTCCGCAAAAAGGACATCTGAACATAATGGCTCCCCTGTGGGAGTTGAACTCGCTGCCATTTTATTCACTTTCCGCTATCCAGTCAGGGATTTTTGCTTCAAGTTCCAGACGGGTGGTAAAGCCGTTGCCATCAATAACGTGTTCCGCCCGGGCGATGATCCAGTCCTGATTGTCGATATCCGGCTTAAAGCCGCTTACCGTCAGGTGCATTTCGGGATACAGCTCAGCACGGCCACGCGCCAGGGTAATCGAAAACTCGGCGGCCCCGCGTTGCAACTGTCGCCACTTAGCCGCGGCGGCCCGTTTGGCGACCTCTTCATTCTGGTAGGTTTTCCGCAGCACGAACACGTTACCTTCTGCGCCCGTGATGTAATCACCTTCACGGCTGCTGCTCTTCTCCTTTTTCGGTTTGGGCTTTGTCCGGCGGCGCTTCACGCTGACCTTTTTCTTTTTACCGAATTTCAGATCCAGCCAGTAGGCGCGCACGCCGGTGTAGGCATCCCGATCCGCAATACGGAAGCGGTGGCCGTCACCGCTGCTGCGGGTGAGGCTGGCCGACGGCAGCGCCTTACCGGATGCAGTCACACCCCCGCCGGGCAGGATAAACAGCAGCGTACCGTTTTTGATGGTGGCAATGGCCCCCAGTTGTTCGGCCATCCGGGTCAGGAATGACATATCGCTCTCTTCGGTCTGATCGGCGTGGTCGATTTCGATATTCATCAGCATGTCGCTGATTTGCGCCTTCATCCCGTAACGGTGTGCGATTGCCGACACCACGCGCTCTATCGTCACGTCATGCCAGGAGACTTCCCGTTTCACGTTGAACTCTTCGCGGAAATCTGCGCTTCTGGCCGTCACGCCCAGCACATCGGGCGGGCCTTCGTGGGAAATCTCGTCCACGGTGTACAGCCCTTTATAGGTCAGTGCTTCACCCTGCCAGCCGATGGACAGCGCAATCTGGGCGCCGCGTGGCGGCAGCTCCACCCGTCCGTCACTGTCGTCTATCGACAGCGTGAGCTGGTCGGCCTCAAAGCCCCGGTTGTCGGTCAGCGACAGCGAGATCAGCCGGTCGCTCAGTTCCTTCAGTGATTTCCCGCCCAGCGTAATGCTGAAGGCCGGGCTTTTTACTGCCTCGGTCAGCGCGTCATCGTAGCGTTTCGCCGCATTGATAAGTGAGTCGGTCAGTTCGGTGATAGCCATCGTCTTCCCCTTGTTTTCACCGCATGATTTCACGCGCACGCGTGGGGAAAAATGGCTTTTTGTTGTCACCGGACGGCCAGACCCGTCAGTGCGTGAGTGCGCGGCGGATATCAGGGATTATCGCCATGAACTCAATAACGTAATGGTGGCGAACATGTCCGAGACACGTTTCCACGGTGTACGCGTTCGTGAAAATACCGACCTGGTAACCGCAATCAATGACATTGATTCCAGTGTGATTGGCGTGGTGGCCGTGGCGGAGGATGCGGATGCAGACACCTTTCCCCTGAATACGCCGGTGCTGATCACACGGGTGAATAGCGTGCTGGGCAAGGCGGGTAAAACCGGCTCGCTCTACAAGACGCTGAAAGCGATTGCTGACCAGACCAGCCCAAAAGTGATCGTAGTGCGGGTAGCGGCAGCAGTCGAAGGCGGCGACAAAACCCAGTCCCAACTGATCATCGGCGGGACGGCTGCAGACGGCAGTTATACCGGCATGTATGCCTTGCTGACGGCAGAGGCGAAGGTCAATTACCGGCCACGCATTCTGGCGGTACCGGACTATGACACCGCCGAAGTGACGTCAGCGCTGTGTGTGATTGCGCAGAATCTGCGGGCGTTTGTCTACGCCGGTTGTCACGGCTGCGCCACGATGGCGGAAGCCATCACCTACCGTGCGCAATTTGCTTATCGTGAGCTGATGGTGATCTGGCCGGATTTCATCGCCTATAACCCACTCTCCGGCAGCAATGAAACCTTCCCGGCGCCGGCGTATGCCTGCGGCCTTCGTGCGGCGATTGATAACGCTCAGGGCTGGCATAAGTCGCTGTCGAACGTGGCGGTAAATAACGTGCTGGGCATCTCGCGTGATGTGTTCTGGTCGCTTCAGGCCGAAGACAGCGACGCCAATGAACTCAACAATAAAGAGATCACCACGCTGATTAAGCGTAACGGGTTCCGGTTCTGGGGCAACCGCACTACCGACACCCATGATTACCTGTTTGAGGTGTACACCCGTACCGCACAAATCCTCGCCGACAGTATCGCGGAAGCGCAGTTTGAAGCCGTGGACGAACCGCTTACCCCGGCCAACGTGAAAGACGTGGTGAACGGCATCAACGGCAAGCTGAGCGCGCTGGTGACCGCAGGCAGGCTGATCGGCGGGGAATGCTGGTTCGATATTCAGGATAACCCCACAACCGGCCTGCGACAGGGACAGGTGCGCGTGCGTTACAAGTACACGCCGGTACCGCCGCTGGAAGACCTGACGTTATACCAGACCTTCACCGATGACTATTTTGATTCCGCGTTCTCGTCGCTGGGAGGTGTGTAAATGGCCGTACCGCATAAATTGCGCCTGTTCACCTGCTTTGTGAACGGCAACAACCAGATAGGCAAGGTCACCTCCGTCACGCTGCCAAAGTTGACCCGCAAAACGGAAGACTTTCAGGGCGCCGGCATGATTGGCTCGGTGGCGGTCGATCTCGGCATGGACTCCGGCGCGCTGGAAGCGCAGATGGTCGTCGGCGGCATGGAGAAAAAGCTGTTGCTGGAATACGGCGGCGATATCGATGACGTTCGCCTGCGCTTTGCGGGGGAATACTACACCGACGGCGACAGCCAGCTTGTCGAGGTGGAAATGCGCGGGCGTATTACCGAGATTGACGGCGGCGAGTCCAAGCAGGGCGAAGACACATCCGTCACCTATGCGCTGAAAAACACCTATTACAAGCTGTCGATTGACGATCAATCGGTGCTGGAAATTGACCTGCTGAATTTCATCTACAAGAAAAACGGCAAAAACATCTACCCGGATCGCATCACGTCCGCGCTCGGACTCGGTAACTGAACAATCTTAACAATGGCGGCCACACCAGCCGCCCGGAGCCTGTGACCATGAACACACCGAACGACAACACCGTTACCCTGGCGACACCCATCGCGCGTGGCGACAGCACCATCAGCCAGGTGGCAATCACCGACGACATCAAACAGGCTGGCTCGCTGCGCGGCCTGCGGCTGGTCAACGTCCTGAATATGGACGTGGATTCCATCACCACCCTGTTAACGCGCGTTACCTCGCCAAAATTGAAGCTGGCCGAGATCAACGCGATGGATACCCGCGATTTCATGCGACTGGCGGAGGCCATCACGCCTTTTTTAGTGCATGCGGAGCCTGGCGAGCCGAACGCGGAGGCGACGGAGGAAGCGTAACCGTCTTGCAGTTTGACCAGATAGACGATCTGGTCGCTGATATTGCCGTTGTTTTTAACTGGCCGCCCTCTGAACTGTTCAGCATGGATCTGGGCGACGTGATAGCCTGGCGCGCGCGGGCGGCTATCCGAAGTGGAGCCAGTGAAGCCGATGAAAAGCCTTGATATCCGCGTAGCATTCAGTGCTATCGACCGGCTGACCCGCCCGGTCAACGCCGCCCGCCAGAGTGCGGGCGGTTTGTCTGAATCCCTCAAACGCACCCAGGCCGCTATTAAGGATCTGGATAATCAGTCCAGGACCTTCAACCGCCTGCGCGACAGCGTACAAAAGACCTCACGCAAGATTGATGAAGCCAGCCGCAGCCTGGACGGGCTGAAAAAGGCCCAGCAAAACAATACCGTGCTGACCGATAAGCAACGGGAACACATGGCCGCACTGGCCGCCAAACTGGAGCGGTTGAACATCACCCGCGATCAGGAAATGGTGAAACTGCGCGCCGTATCACAGGCACTACGTGGTCACGGTGTATCGCTTGTCGGCAGTAACGCCACTATCCAGAGCGCCATCCGGCGCACCGAACAATATAACCAGACACTGGAACGAGAGCGGCGGCAACTGGCCGCGGTTACGCAGGCTCGCGCCCGTTATGAACGCATGCAACAGACGGCAGGCAAACTGCGTGGCAGCGGCACGATGGCTGTGGCGGGTGGTGCAGCTGTCGGATATGCAGGCGGGCAGTTTCTGGCCCCGGCGGTTGGGTTTGATGAAGAGATGTCACGCGTTCAGGCGCTGACCCGGCTGGATAAAGGCGATCAGCAACTGGCTGCACTGCGGGCGCAGGCCAAAAAGCTCGGCGCGGAAACCGCATTCACCACCCGCGACGCAGCCAGCGGGCAGGCGTTTCTGGCAATGGCTGGGTTTACGCCGCAGGCGATACAAGCGGCATTGCCGGGCGTGCTGAATATGGCTCTGGCCGGTGGCATGGAGCTGGGCGAAACCGCTGATATCGGGTCAAACATTCTTTCACAGTTCAATCTGGATGCCAGCCAGATGGATCGCGTCAGTGACGTGCTGACTGGTGCCTTTACCCGCACTAACACCGACCTCTTCAGCCTTGGCGAAACCATGAAATACACCGGCCCGGTGGCGGCCAAGCTGGGGATCAGCCTGGAAGATGCGGCCGCGATGGCCGGCATGCTGGCAAATAACGGTATTCGCGGCAGTGATGCCGGTACCGCCATGCGTGCCAGCCTGGCCCGTCTGGCTTCACCACCGAAAGCGGCAGCGGAGGCGTTAAAAGAGCTGGGCGTGTCGGTAGCTGACGCCAAAGGCAAGATGCGGCCAATGCAAGACGTATTACGTGATCTGTACAAGGCGACTAAAAAATACGGCCAGGTCGATCAGGTGTCTTTCTTCAAAGATATTGCCGGGGAAGAGGCCTTTGTCGGTCTGCAAACGTTGGTACAAGCGGCCGGTAGCGGCGCATTGGGTAAGCTGTCTGGTGAGCTGAAGAAAGCCAAGGGTGAAGCGGATGCTGTCGCCAAAAAGATGGCGGATAACCTGGGCGGTGACCTGAAAAACCTCGACAGTGCCTGGGAAGGGTTTCGTATTCAGGTTGAAGAGACAACAGACCGGCCACTGCGCAGCCTGACGCAGGGGTTAAGCGATGTGATCACCACTGTGAGCAACTGGGTGAGGGAGAATCCCAGGCTGACGCAAACGCTGTTACTGGCTGTCGGCGGTGCGGCAGCATTCGCGGTGGCGGTCGGTGGTACCTCACTGGCAATCGGTCTGCTGATGGGGCCGCTGGCTAAGCTCCAGCTCGGCTTTTCGCTACTGCTGGGGTCGCGGGGTGTCGGTGGCGCGGTGTCGATGTTCTCCGGGTTAAGTAGCCTGCTCGGTGGGCCGATGGCACGCATGGGCGGCTGGCTACAGCTTTTCTCCGGCAGCACAGGCCGACTAACCGCGACACTGACCCACTGCGTGGCATGTTACTGGCCGTGTTTACCTCGCCGGTGTCTGCATTAGGGTCACTGGTCAGGGGCGTTAGCGGGCTGTTGTTGCGGCTGAGCGGTTTGCCCGTGCTGTGGAGCCTGATCACCGGTGCCGTCTCGGTGTTAGGTGGCGTGCTGTCATTGCTGTTAAGCCCGATCGGATTGATTGGCGCGGCGTTTGTGGCGGCCGGGCTGCTTATCTGGCGATTCTGGGAGCCTATCAGAACGTTTTTCAGCGGGATGTTTACCGGCATTGTTATCAGCCTCGGCCCCATTCGGCAGGCATTTACGGGCCTGGCTCCCGTCTTTGATGTGATTGTGTCGGCCGTGTCACGCCTGTGGGATCGATTTACGCAGCTTTTTCAGCCTATCCAGACCACAAAGAAGACACTGGATGACTGCGCAATTGCGGGCTATGGGTTCGGCAAGGTGCTAGGGTCGGCGCTGGAATTGCTGTTCTGGCCGCTGCAAAAGCTGATGGAGGGGATCGGCTGGGTTCTGGAAAAGCTCGGTTTAATCCCGTCCGGACTGGATGCGGCGCAGAAAAAAGCCGATCAGTTGAAAGAGCTGACGCCGGAAGGGAAAGACCGGCTGCAAGGTCTGGTTGCTAACCTGACCGGCGACCTGAAAGGAGCCACCACGGCACCGCCACCCGCGCCTAAGCCACCCCTGACCGGGGACAGCGGTACCCAACGCCGTTTACAGAAGATTGCCGACAACACCGGCGGCGTGCTGGAAGAAACCAAAAAGCGCATCGGCCCCGGCGATATCGTTTTCAAAAACCTGCCGAAAGCGCTGGCTGTGCGTGGCGAATGGCAGGAATCCCGGCTTACTGGCGGCACACCTTCTGCCCCCTCACAGCCTGCGCAGACCATGCAGGCGCTCAGTGACCGCCCCGCCGTGGTCGCGGCAACACAGCCCGTCAAACAAGCCGACGCGTCCCCGGTCGGTCGTCCGGCGGCCAGAACACCGGCGGCGAGTGGTTTCAATGGGGAAATCCATATACACCTGCATGGCGTTGAACGGCAGGACGCCCGAGAGCTGGGCCGTATTGTGGCCGATGCGGTCAGTGCCGAACTGACCCGCCGCGACAGACTTCAGCGTGGCAGTTTCAGAGACAGAGAGTAAGGAGAAAAACCGATGATGATGGTGTATGGGCTGTTTGTGTTTGAGCTGCGTACCTTGCCTTATCAACAGCTTCAGCAGTCGCGTGCCTGGCGGCATGTAAAGAATGAGCGGATTAACCGTTCCGCAAAATGGCAATACATTGGCGCCGGGGAAGATCAGATCACGCTGAGCGGCGTGCTGTACCCGGAAATTACCGGTGGCGAGGTGTCGTTAACCGCGCTGACCACACAAGCCTACAGCGGCCGCCCCTGGCCGTTGATTGACGGCACCGGGCAGATTTACGGCATGTACGTGCTGACCGGCATGCAGACCACGCGCACAGAGTTGAATCGCTATGGAAAGGCAAAGAAGATTGAGTTTTCGCTGAGCTTTCAGCGCTGTGATGAAGACCTGCGGGAGAAGCTGCAGTCTTCATCCTTTAGCGACCTGATGGACACTGCGCGCAGTGCGGCAACCAACGCGATGAATAATGTTAAGGATGCGGCGACGGGCGCTATCGATACGGTGAAAGGACTGTTTTAACGGCCCGACAGGGCCGTGTTATCTGTTACTCGACCTGCTCCAGCTTAGAGATAAATGTCAGATAGCGTGCGTCATTGTCTGGTACCTGCCCCTGATGTTGGTAAGCCGCTTCATTCTGCGGGCAACTGAATACAGCAACAACGTCAGTTTGCGATGAATCAGAAAATTGAACGTAAATCATATCTCGTACCCACTCACGTTTATGGCCATCGTCAACGCCCCGGAAACGATGGTTGCGGTGTAATAAACCGTTTGGGCGTCAATAATGGCGACGGATGAAAAAGGCATCGACAGTGAACCAAATTGCGTCGCCGAATACCGGTTAATACCTGTTGCCGATGATGCGATCGAGAAATTCACGGCTACCGTCGAGCCATCGCTCGTTGTCGTGTAGCCGTCGCCATTCACCGAATGGGCATTTGGCGGCACCAACCCGGCCAGAGAGAGGGGGATCAAGTCAGCATGCTGCGTTGTGCTGCTGAGCGCGGCGCTGCGCATAATATTGATATGGCGCCCTGACTGATAGCCCACCACAAATCGTGATGATGATACTCGCCAGACGCTGACCAGTGCTGATGCGCTATAGCCGGCCGGCATGTTGCCGCCAGCGTAAATTTCAGGTGATACTGCGCTGGTGGTATTCACTGCCAGCAGTGCCTGTGCCTTGCTGGTTGGGTTGTAGATGGCGTAAAGCGCCACAAAGCCCGCCGCCGGTGCCGTTCCTGTGTCCATACCGCCAGCGCCGGTCATTGTCAGATTGACGCTGGCGTTAAACAAACTGAGGCGATATTGCCGTCCGCCCAGCGACTCGGCCACAATGATTTCATCTGCGGTAAAGGTCGCCGTCGCGGATGCCGTTGCAATACTCATTTTGGCGTTACGGGTTGTGCCAACCACACCGCTAAACCGTGGCGCTGTCAGGCCGATGTTTTCCAGAAATTTCGCCACGTCGGTAATATCCGCGCCGTTCTGCGTTTTATCCATTTTTTCGGTCAGCGTTGCTGTCATCGTCGTAGCGAGCTGATCCAGCAGGTTATCGGCGTAAGCTTTCACCTCAATTTTGGCACTGCTCGTCTGAGCATCGGTGTAGGTTTTTGCCTCTGTGCTCTTGCTGTCGGTGTATGCCCGCGTTGCCAGCACCACCGCCGGGTCGATTTTCAGCGTTACCGCGTCGGTACTGCTGACAATCAAAATCATGCGTACCGTCTGCACCCGACCGGAGCCTTCCTGTAACTGCGGCTTATAGGTTTCCGGGCAGTTGGCGACGGCAATCAGATTGCCGTTGGCGTCATACAGACCGATTTCACGAATCCACCAGCCGCCTTCATCCTCCGGTATCACCTGTTCGGCAATAATCTGGTTGGTGTTGGCCGGGTCAATGCTCAGGGAATTGAGCGGCGCCCGGCGCCGTTCATTCACCAGTTTGGTTTGTGTTGGGTCAGGGGTTGGCAGCGTGCCGCCGCCATCGCCCAAACCCATTTGGGTAATTTGCAGTTGCCGCCCGAGCGCCGTGGCGTTTGCCAGCAGCGCCGCGCCGGTGGTTGTCAGCAAAGCAAAATATCTTGTCGTCATGCGGATACGCTCACATTGTCAGATAGATGCACCACTACACCGCGCACGTCAGCGCCGGCGGTGGTAATGGTTTCGGGGAAATAGGGGTAAACGGTCAGTGCATCGCCGCTGTACTGCCCGGCGGCCAGCGGGATATTACCCGCACAGTCCATGACGATATTTAGCCCCAGCAGGTGACGGCTCACCGGTTTGGCATCCGCAATTAAGCGCTCAAGCTCCAGATAGGTTTCTTCGGTGATGCCCGCATCCTGCACGCCGATATCCAGCCGGAATGTGCCGGGTACGCCGCCGGTCTGCCACCACTCGGTAATGCGGATGAGGTAACCGAACGGCTCCACCACCCGGCGCAATGCCGCGATGGTGCCCTTCTGGCGGTGTACCAGCCAGGCAGCCTTGATTACCTGACGCTTGGTCTGTTCTGACCAGCGTTTGTCCCAGCGGTCAACCGACAGCGCCCAGGCGAGGTACGGCATCAATTGGGCGGGGCAGCGCTCAGCGTCCCATAACGTATCCAGATTGACCGCTATCTCACTCAGGAGCTGGGTGGAACTGGCGACGTGGCGCATAAAGTCGCTGGCTGACGGGGGCAACAGGCTGTTACTCATCGCTGCCGCCCTCGGTGACAGTAAATCCGGTGCAATACGCCGCCTGCGTGTCGCCGATCACGATATCCTGCGCCGGCTCCAGCAGTTCAACACGTTGCACCCCTTGCACATGTAGCGCCGCCATGATGGCCGAGCGAGCCACATCCCGCCCGATGCGTCCCTGCGTGTTGAGCCATGACGTTAACGCCTGCTGTGCCGCCTGCTGGATCGGCTCCGACTCCGGCCCCGGATAGCGGTACAACACCGCTGTAATGGTATAGCGCACAATCTCGGCGCTTTGCACCGTCAGGCGGTCGCCAACCGGGCGTTTATCGTCGGCGGACAGGGCGGCATCAATGGTCGCCAGCAGATCAGCCGAGGCGCTGCCGTCGCCCTCGGTGGATAACACCGACACCACCACTACCGCCGGCGACGGGCTGATCGCTTTGGCATCCGCCACCTTGCCGCTGGCACTTTTGGCAAAATACTCATACGCGCCGGTCGGCCCGGCCACGCTCAGCCCCTCAAAAGCCGCCTGCGCCCGCAAGCGTAGCGCGCTGTCGCTTTCCATCACGGCGTCGGCGGTGTCGGTCGCTTTGGTAATGGTCAGTCGCTGGGTGTTCAGGTTGGCGGCCAGATTATCCAGATCGGATGATACGGCGTAGCTGAGCAAGCAGGCTTCCGCGCCTTCGTTAATCCGCTGGCGTAACATCATTTCCCGGTAGGCGATCACCTGCGCGATCACGGTGAGCGGCTCGGATTCCAGCGCCAGCGCAGCGGTCACAGACGCCTGCTGAGCGGTCGGAAAGGCGGCAATCATCACCGCCTTCACCTCCTGAAGGAGGACTTCGAAGTCCAGCACTTCAATGATCTGCGGCTGGGGTAACTGCGATAAATCAACCGTCGCCATCACTGTCACTCCTGAGCGTAAGGGTAGAGCTGGCCGCCTGCATCGTTTCGGTAATCAACCCCGATAGCTCCGCTTCCACCGTTCCCGATGCTGAATAACGAATATCGACGGCATTCAGCGAGATACGCGGCTCCCAGCGCGTCAGGGCGATAACGGCCGCACTCATCAACTGAAGCCGCGTAACGGCGTTCTGCGGCGCATCCAGCAGGTCGGGGATCAGGCTGCCGTAATCCCGGCGCATCACCCTGGATGCCAGCGGCGTAGTCAGAATGTCGCGCACCGACTGCCAGAGCTGATCGGCATCGGTCAAGGTGCCGGTGCCATGTGGATTCATGCCGGTATAGGTCGCGGTCATTGTGTGCCACTCGTCCAGCTACCGCCGGGCTGAATGCCGCCGTGGCGGTGGTTATCCACCTGAACGCCGTTAGAGGTCATAGCGCCGCCAGAATGCGCCACGTTACCGGCCAGGGTGCCGCCGTGGGTGATTTCAACCGTGCGGGCCTTCAGGTGCTGGGTGCATTCCACCACCGGCGTATTCAGTGTGACGCTGACCGAGGCCACTACGTTGACGGTTTTCATGCCGGTTGCTTCCAGCGCACCGGCGGCGGCGTCATACCGAAAGCGGGCGCCGTCCGGCGCGGTGATCACGATTTCCTTCAGGCTGTTGCCGGGTGCCGGGTGGGCTTCACTGAACAGACTGCCGATAATCACGGCGGTTTCCGGATTACCGCCAAGGCAACCCAGCAACACCTGTTCTCCGACGGCAGGCGGGAACCAGACGTTAAACGCCCCGGCGCGCGTGGTGTTCCAGCGTAGCCAGTCGGTGAGCAATTCACCGCTCTTAACGCGCACCCGCCAGCTTTCCGGGTCAACCGCCGTGACAACGCCGACACGCAACAGGTTTTCCAGTAATCGCATCAGTTCGGCGCTCATGTTGCGGCACTCCCCAGACCGTTGATCACCGTGTCCTGGATCAGGCGTTCATCAGTTGGGGAAATCCCCAGCAGTTCGCGCACCGGGTAGCGGGCAAAGGCACCCGGCCCAACCTTGTCACGCTCGCCGTACTGATGCACGCGGGCGATACGGGCGGCGATGCCGTCAAAGCCGACGCTGGCCCCGTCGGTATCGGCCCGCATTTTGAGAAAGCGGTAGCCGCGCAGGCGTTGAAACATCGGGGCTTTCTTGCTGGTCGTGCGTCGCACGGCCTGCGTGTTGATCTCGATATAACGCTCAATATCGCTGCGGTAAAACGTGCGAATGGCGTTGCGGTCTTCATCAAAGCCGGTGAGCGTGCGGCCGTATTTTCCCCGGCCGCCGTGCCAGTTTTTCAGGTGGCGCACCTGACCTTCCCAGACAAAAATCATTCCCTGCTGCGAGCGCAGCACCTTGCGGCGGCGGGTCGCATAGGCCGAGCCGTCCGGGTTCTTCTGCGCCCGGATGCGCTGCTGCTGGCTGCGGCGCAGCGCCTGCCCAACCTGGCGCGCCGTTTTCAGTCGCCCGGCCGGTGACAGGCCGTAAAGGATGTCATCAAACACCGTATCCAGCGCGTGAAACAGGTTGTCCGTCATGTCGTTGTCTCCCCGGTCGCATCGTCAAGCACCGCATCCCATACCCCGCCGGTGAGACGCGGACGAGGTTCCGGCAGATGCTCAGCGCGTAGGGTGCCGTTATCGTCCCGCGTGACCCTGACCCGCTCGCGCACCGGGATTTCAAACAGGATGTCGGCGCTGTCGTCGTTGTTGATAAGCGTGGTGAATTTCACCTCGCGGTTCTTTTGCGGGTTCAGCAGCAGGTCGGGCTGGTTCTGCCACAGCCAGGCCATCAGCGGTAAGGTGAAATCGTCGATATCGCCGGTGAAGTTCATCACGAATAACACCAGCGAGTAGCGGTACAGAAACGACGGCGTTTCCCCGGTGGTTTCAATGCCGCCCTCTTCCACAAACACCGTGAAGGCTTCCGGATTGGCCCGGCACCAGGTACTGGATGCCGTCAGCGCGTCGCGCAGCGAGTCAGTTTTCAGCATGTGCATTCCCCTATGGCGTGGCGGCGTCCTTCAGGCGCTGAAGGCGACGCAGGTATAAATCGTTGATGGCGGCCTTGTCTGCGTTGCAGGTGTCCAGCGCATCCCGAAGTTGATCACTCCAGAGCGCGACCGCGCCCCAGGTCACCGGCGTTTTTAGCGTGGGCGTCGGTGTCGGCGCCGTCAGGCCGGGCGGCGCCGGATCGCTCAGTATCTGCATGGCGGTTGACGGAGGCGCGTTTTTGCAGGCTGTCGCTGACAGCAGCAGGCACCACAGTGTTAGCGCACCTATCGGGCCGCATAACCTCACGCATCTTTTCACGGCGTTCTTCCCCTTCGGCATAACGCTGTTGCTCACGCTCGCGCACCTGCGCCAGCACGTTTCTGGCATCGTCGGCCAGTGCCCGGACTTCCGTTAACAGCTCGTGCTGTTGCCGGGCGCTGTCGGTCAGTGCCTCGGTATGCGCCCGGTCGATGCCGCGCTGGTAGGTCTGCCAGAGCACGCCACTGACGGCCAGCACCAGCAGCGCGGCCAGGGTGGCGGTCAGCTTCATGGCGCCCCCGCAATATCGCGCAGGCACCAGACTTTAAAGTCGGTGCGACGGTTAACCAGCCCGGTGGAGCGCTGGCCGCCGCTGTTGACAAAATCGGTTAGCCGCTCACACATCGCGGGCCATTCGTGCGCCTGCGCATGTTTCCAGATGGTGGTGCGCTGCTTGCTGCCCTGCCGGTTGGTAAACCACATCAGGCCGCTGCAACCGAGGTTAAACGCTGTGTCGGTCATGGCTTCAAACGCCGATTGCGGCATGGCAGCGCCGTTAAAATTGCCGTTGACGCAGTTCTCTGCCCGCTGCATGTCGTTAACCCAGCGGCGGGCGATCTCGTCATTGCTGTACGGCCGGTTTTGCACGTTACCGGTAGAGCCAATGCCAACCGTCAGCACGCCGGCGGGGCAGTAATACGGCGACGCCCGGCAGTCTTCCCAACTGGCCGTTTTCTGCTGTGCTTCCGGCGACGTGCGCAGTGTTCCGGGCGCCAACGTGACACCGATCGCCACGATCAGCGCAATCGAACAACGTTTAATCGCGGCTTTCATCGTCAACGTCACCCTGATGCAAAATAGCCACCGCGCGGCGTTCCGACGCATTCAGCGGGCGGCGCTCGGACTGCTGTAAAATCTGTTCAATCAGTTCATTGCGGCGTCGCTGTGCACGCTCGATACGACGCCGGAACAACCAGGCGCGCCACGCGGTGACAACACCGATAACCAGGCCCGCCAGCGCAACTTTTTCACTGACGGTCATCACCCCGATGCCGGTCACCATCACGGACAGGCCATAGGTCACCCCATCATTGAGGCGCTGAAGATCGTTTAATCCCATAACTGCACCGTTTCCTGTTCTGTCTGACGGGGAATATCAGGCAGCGTGATAGCCTGCCCGGCCGTCAGAAACATCTGGCGGCTCAACCCCGGATTGGCGGCGATCACCTGCTCGGTGACACCGGCGGATGTGCCGTAGTGGCGATAACAAAGCAGGTCCACCGTATCGCCCTGAAGCGCCCGAACTACCATCAGCACAACTCCGCAAAAAGGCGCTGTGCGCCGCGTATATCGGCGATGCTCCAGCGCGCATCACGCCACAAATCGTCACGCTGGCTGTCAAAAGTGTCCGTCGCCTTGTCGCCTTTGGCCGTGGTATCCACATCGCGGTATCCCTCCAGCAGCAAGGCGCGGGCGATGGCATAAACCGCACGCTTGAAGCGGTACACCTTGATGCTTTCACCGTTGACCTGTCCGGCCGGGACGTCCGCCAGTGCGGCATATCCGGCGGCCTGTTGCGCCTGCTGCCAGCCCGCCAACTGGTCAGTTACATGCACCACCGCTTCAGTGGTGACGTGCATCAGGCGGGTGGTGGTGATACCGCCGGTGATGCGGGCGGCCAGGCGCAGATCGCGCAGGACGATCACCGGCCAGAACTCCCCGGCGCTGACCGCGGCCGCGCCGTCGTCAATCTCCGGCACGTCGCCGCTGTCGCTAACACGTTTCGAAGCCACCAGGCTCATGCTCAACTCTCCCAAAAGTCAGGCGGTGGGCGCCGGGCAAAAAGACCGTATACGGGCAGATCACCCGGCGCGCCGCCTGTCGGACGGGGCCGAAGTCGTTAACGTTTGGCAGACTGACGGGCGGCTTTGCTTTTGCCCGTCGTCCGTGTGGTTTTCCGCGCCGTGGTGTTACGCACGGCAGCTTGCTTTGCCGCTGGCTGTGCGGCATCGGTCGGGGTCGCCGGCGTCGTCTCTCCGGCAGGCGGCTCAGTGGCTGCTTCATCGTCGCCGGGCGCGCCTTCTTCCGGTTCGTTACTGCTGGCCGGCATGAGCTTTTTCAGCTCCCGCGTCAGCGTGGCGATATCCCGTTTCACCCCCGCGTTCGGATTGCGGGCCATCGCTTCCCGGAACAGTTTCAGCGCCTCGCCTTTGGTTGGCGCATCCACCGCCGCACGGCGTGAGAAGGCGCGGGCTTTGCACAACTTGGCGCGCACTTCATCCGGCATGTCTTTGCCATCCACAATCGCGGCCACTTCATCCAGCACGGCGGTATAACCGCTCAGGTCGGCATCTGCATCGGTGGTTGCCAGCGTCAGCACCGGGTTGCTCACTTCCTCAGCCAGTACCGTTACCGCATCGCGGCGGAACTTGTCGGCAGGCAAAGACAGGCCATGCTTAACAACATAGCGCCCCAGCTTCAGCGCCAGTGCGTTATCCTGGCAGTCGATCGCCCACACCATCAGGGTGACGATCACTTCGTCCTGTCGGCCGCTGTCGCCTTCCAGCGTGCCATCAATCCAGCCGTCGTATTCCGGCAGCATGGCTTTTTTCATCTCCGCTTTGGTCGCATCAGATTGCACCTGTTTCAGCGCGGCCTGATGCAGGCGCAGGCGGTGAAGGATTTGCTCATGGGCCGTGCGTGATACCTCCGTTTCGGTGTCCGCCTGGCCCCGACGCTCGGCCATGACCCGCTGAAAATGTCGTTGTGCCGGTGTCAGCATGGTGTGTTCTCCGGTTGGGGCGGAGTATTACCCCGCCAGGCTGTTACTGGCCGTCGCCTGCGGCCTGCGCAAACTGAATGCCGTCGATCAAGGCCACCTTGCCGTAGTCCTCCACCACAAAGTCATCGTTGGACGACTGGTAGGTGGAGATCCGGTTGTACTCCGGCTCTTCAGCGATGCTGCGGCGCAGCGCCCCCAGTTGGTAGTAAACCGACAGGTTTTTGAACGAGGTGATCAGCACCGCATTGGACGGGAAGTAAGGCGCCAGAAAAGTCGGCAGGCCGCCCACACGCTCCTGACTGACAATCAACTGACCGGCCAGCAACTCGGTATTGGGGTTGCTCTGGCTCAGCGCATTGAGGCGCGGGAAATTGCTGGACGTCAGCAGGTCGGACGCCATGATCACCACCAAATCCGGCGCCTTGCGGTGCCACGGATCCAGCAGGCTGTTTTTGGCATCAAACACAGCGGTGTCGAGGTTGCCGTAGGTGCCTTTGGCAATAATCTTGTTGTCTTCGTCGCGGGCGGTCAGCGTGACGTTTTTGATAATGCGGTGCGCTGCATCGTTGCGAGTTTTTTGCAACCAGCCGACGCCGCAATCCTGCAACAACGGATTGGCGCTGCGGTTGGACTTCTCGGCATAGGTGATGCCGTTGAAACCGATCATGATGCGGTCGAGGCCGATTTGCTGTGCATTCGCCTGACTGATCAGCGCCTGAAAGTTCGGCTGCGATGCCCAGGCATCCAACTGCGGGTAACTGATCGCCGAGTCATAATTCACCTTGCGGCAGTGGTAGGTGTTCGGCTCTTTGGAATGGTTGTCGGTCGGGTTACGGCGGGACGTGCCGTCGCTGCTGTTGTTGGTACTGGCGATCGGTCCCTTGCTGCCGATCAGGATCTTCTGGCCTTCCTGGGCTTTAACCCCAAACACGTTAATTTGTTTCAGGAATTCATCGCTTTCCTGCGCCGCTTGCTCCATGCGCTGCTGGGCAGCCGGTTCGACGCTGAAGGTCATCGCCACGTCATTCGGCTGCACTCCGTTAAGCTGCGCCTGACGGGAAATGTACTGGTTATAAAGATTACGGGTAGAGTTTTCCATGTTCGCTTGTCTCGCTTAACGGTACTTAAAAGTCAGCCAGTTGCGCGCCGCTGTTACCACCGCTGGCCGCCGGACGCTGGTTGTAGCTGTTATCCTGCGTCGCCAGCTTTTGCGTGAGCGCGGCCAGCTCGCTGGTCAGCGTCTGGATGGTGCGGCTGTTCTGCTGCTGTTGGTTTTTTAGCGCGTTGAAATTGTCCAGCAGGTCAGCATGGGACTGGGCGACGTTCTCCACCGCTTCACGTACCTGGGAAAACTGTTCACCTTCTGACTTGCGGCCTTTGCCGATAATCCCCATCACGCGGGAAAACCACTGCTTCCCCTCGTCGTTGCGCTGTTCGGACAGTTCGACCAGCTCCGCTTCCATCGCTTCGGTAAACATGACCGGCTCACCGGGCAGGTTATTGAATGCCTGTACCTGCGCCCGTTGCTGCGCGGCGAACTTCAGACGCTCGGTGCCCAGGCTGGCCGGGGTATCCGTCATCGCCAGACCGCGCAGATACGGCCTACCGGTCGCGGCAAACTGCGGATCGATTTCGATACTGGAATAAATCTTTTTCCCTTCCCCGGTGAGCTGTTTCATCCGCTCGGTGGGTTCGATTTCCGCATACAACGCGGCACGGCCTTTTAGCGGGCCGTCGGTAATGTCTTCCGCACTCAGCGCTTCCACATCGCCCATCGCGCCAAAATCACTGCCCGGATAGGGCGAAAGAATGTGCTCTACGTTAACGCGGGCGCCGTATACCTGCGGGTTGTAGCTTTCCGCCATTGCATAGATTTGGTCGCGTCCGATTTCGCGCCCGTCAACGGTGGAACCGGAGACGGCAACCCGGAATTTTTTGCGGGTCGGTTTGGCTGTACCGCTCATGCCTGTAGTCCTGTCCTGTGGTGTCTGTGACGCCATGATTGCAGAGCCTAACTCCCTGTCTCAACGCGGTTTTGTTGTCGGCGGAGGGCCAGAGCCGAAAGTGAGCGAAAGGCGGATCGCGCGCGGGGTAATCTTCCCGGCAAAGGGGGAAACCGCGCATGATTCAGGACGCATTTGTACGGCAGCGAGCAAAACAGCTTTACTGGCAGGGCTACCCGCCAGCGGAAATTTCGCGCCTGATGGGGATTAATCAAAACACGGTGTATGCCTGGAAAAAGCGGGACGAATGGGACGAGACGCCGCCTATCCAGCGCGTGACGCATTCTATCGATGCGCGGCTGTGCCAGTTGGCCCAGAAGCCGACCAAAACCGGCGGCGACCTGAAGGAAATGGATGCGCTGACCCGGCAGTTGAAAACGCTGAACGACGGCCAGCTGGGCAATGCCGCAGGCGGCAAGAAACCCCGTAAGCGCAAGGTGAAAAACCATTTCACCGAAGAACAGATTGCCGCGTTGCGAACCAACATTCTCGACTCGCTGGCCTGGCATCAAAACGGCTGGTATGCCCAGCAGGATCAACGCAACCGGATGCTCCTGAAGTCCCGTCAGATTGGCGCCACCTGGTACTTTGCCCGTGAAGCGTTATTGCGGGCGTTGCGTGATGACGTGGCTTACCCTTACCAGCGCCACCAGATTTTTCTGTCTGCCTCGCGCCGTCAGGCGCACCAGTTCCGGGGCTTTATCCAGAAGGTGGCGGAGGAGGTGGACGTCGAGCTAAAGGGCGGTGACAAGATAGTCCTGAGCAACGGGGCCGAGCTGCATTTTCTGGGGACGTCGGCCGCGACGGCGCAGTCCTACACCGGCAACCTGTATTTTGATGAATTTTTCTGGGTCAGTAACTTTGCCAACCTGCGCAAGGTAGCCGGGGCGATGGCAACGCTGAAGGGGCTGACGCGCACCTACTTTTCCACTCCGTCGAGCGAAACCCATGAAGCGTACCCGTTCTGGACGGGCGCACGCTGGAATGAGAAGCGCAGCAAGGCGCAAAAGGTCGCGTTTGATGTGTCATGGAAAGCGCTCAATAGCGGCCTGTTATGCCCGGATAAAACCTGGCGTCAGATTGTGACGCTACAGGACGTTATCGATCACGGCTGGGAATACACCGACCTGGAGGAAATCCGCGACGAAAACAGCCCGGATGAATACAACAACCTGTACGGCTGTGAGTTCGTCCGCGACGGTGAATCGGCCTTTAATCTCAACCTGTTATTTAGCTGCGGCGCCGACGGTTACGACGAGTGGCCGGACTGGAAGCCCTTCGCGTCGCGCCCGATAGCCGATCGCGGCGTCTGGATTGGGTATGACGCCAACGGCAGCAGCGGCAACGGCGACAGCGGGGCGATCTCGGTGGTGGTACCGCCGCTGGTGGCCGGCGGCAAGTTCCGCACCATCGAAACCCAGCAGATACGTGGCCTGGAGTTCGAAGAACAGGCGAAAGTGATCGAGGCGCTAACCTTCAAATACAACGTGCAGCATATCGCCATTGATGGCACCGGCATCGGCGAAGCGGTCTACCAGATTGTGAAGAAATTCTTCCCGGCGGCGGTGTGCTTCCTGATGTCGGTGTCATCCAAACGCGCCTTAGTGCTGAAAATGCTTCAGGTGATCCGTGCCGGCCGCTGGGAATATGACCGCAGCGAGCAGGCGCTGATCAACGCGTTCAACGCCGTGCGGCGCGCCAAGACGCCAGGCGGCATCATGACCTACGACACCGACCGCGCACGCGGCTCTAATCATGGCGATCTGGCCTGGGCGACCATGCTGGCCGTCATCAATGAACCGCTCGGCCAGGAGCAGGGCGGCGGTGGCTTTGCGATGGAGTTCTGATGAGCAGAAAAAAGAAAACCGGCACACATCTGGCGGTTACCACCGGTCAGCCGGATATGGCTGACGCCCTGAAAAGCGATTCGGGGCTGAGCGCCTTCACCTTTGACGGCCCTTATCCGGTCAGGGACGGTTACGACCTGCTGGATAATATGTATTGCGCCGACAACGGCCGTTACTACGACACCCCGGTGGACTTGTACGGGCTGGCCCGCGCATTTGGCAGTGCGTCATGGCACCAGTCGGCGCTGTACTTCAAGCGCAACGCACTGACCGGGTGTTTTATCCCGCATCCGTTATTGTCGCGTCAGGCGTTCTCCGCCTTTGTGCTCGACTGGTTTGTGTTCGGCAACGGTTATCTTGAGCGCCGGGTCAACCGGCTGGGCGGCGTGCTATCCCTGCGCCACGTTCCGGCCAAGTACACCCGGCGTGGTAGCGATCTGGATACCTACTGGTTTATCCGGCAGTGGAAAGACGAGCACGCGTTTGATACCGGCAGCGTGTGCCACGTCATCAACCCGGATATCCACCAGGAGATCTACGGCATGCCGGAGTATATGGGCGCGTTGCTGTCGGCCAGCCTGTCGCACTCCGCCGATATGTTCCGCAAGCTCTACTATGACAACGGTTCACACGCCGGGTGCATTATCTACATCGGTGCATCCCAGGTGGATAACGAAAGCATGGAGGGCGTGAAGAAAACGCTAAAGGAAGCGCGCGGCAAAGGCGCATTTAAAAACCTGCTGTTACATGCACCGGGCGGCGGTGATAAAGGGGTGCAGATTATTCCCTTCAGCCAGATATCCGCCAAAGATGAATTTCTGAATATCAAATCGGTGACGCGTGATGACATCCTCGCCGCACACCGCGTGCCGCCGCAACTGATGGGCGCCATGCCGGAGGGCAACGGTTCCTTTGGCGATGTGGAGAAAGCCGCGCGGGTGTTCGCCATCAACGAACTGATGCCAGTCATGGAAGCGCTTAAGCATGTGAATGACTGGCTGGGGATGGAGGTGATCCGCTTCAACCCTTACGCCCTGTTGAAAGCCGAGTGATATTCCACCGCCGCCGCCGCACTCACGCGGCGGTTTTTATTCAAAAACTTTCACGTCAACCGTGCACTATCTCTTTTCAGATCAACGGCTAACGCCACCATTCCCCACCCGTATAAAACCGCCTCAGCGCTACGCTGTCAGGTGCTCTCACCAGATGCCGCGCCGCGTCTCCCGCATGAAAATACGCACGCAGCAGGGCGAGAAAGGGGCAGATTCGGCACATCAAGGGGGATCCCTACCTACCCCCCATCGCGGGGGCTGTTCCCCCGTCACCTGCGCGCTGCTCCCGCTTCATTTTTTGTGCAAGTGCAGAAACCGGCCCGGCGCGCGCGCGTACCGGGCGGAAAGGGGAAAAATAGCATCAAAAAAGTTGTGCAAAATTGTGCGGGTTTGTGCGGCGCATTTGGGGCAAAAAAAACCTGCCGAAGCAGGTTTCAGAGAAGGTTATAAATTTACAAAATCATCTGTTCAGGACGACATCCATACAGTTCAGCCAGTTTTTGGCGGGTTTTCTTCTGTGGTCGAGAATCTTTCGCCTCCCACTGAGACACCGCTGATTGCGTCGTCCCCAGCCGTTCCGCGACATCGTACTGAGATAGTCCACGGTAAACACGCCATGCGGCCAACAGGCTGATATCGTCACGAAACATAATGTTGACCACCTCATTTGGCACGGTTTCATCATCATGCTCGTCGGCGGCATAGGGAATGGATTCATACCCGCTATCATCATTGGAGAGCAGGCTTTCGTACACATCTATCGGCAACACAACGAATTGCGGATTGCCGTTTACATCGTTGATATATTGTAGTTTTGACATATTTTTATCCGGGTATCTATGAGTCGCGGCCTTCGTTATGTCATTGAGGAAACGGGCGGGTTTCCCCGCCTGATTAGTAGGTTGTTGACGTTCTGCGTTTAACCTCTTTGATTTCGCAGATCACCGGTTCGCCTTTGGTAATTTGGAAAATGATCCGATAGTCGCCAACCCTCAGCCTGAACGCACCTTCTTTCCCCTTCAATGGGACAATATCCAGCCTGACAGCAGGGAAATTTTCCAGCTCAGTCACCTTTTCACTTATGGCGGTCTGATACCGTTTGTCGATAGTCAGACGTTGTTTCAGTGCTTTCTTTGACCAGATCACCCTTACCATCTGTTTCCTCAGTTTTTAAAGAGCATATCCGCTAGGGATAAGATAATAATAAGACATTTAGACAAGAAAAACAACACTAACTTATTATCTAATCTTTTCTCTGGCTCAACTCACGCAGCGCCGCTACTCGCTGCATCAAACCAGCCTTATCAACCTGCTGCTTCTCTGCTTCACGATACAGTTCCCCGTTTCTTCTGGCGTAATAACGATGTCCACAAAAATCAATCGGATGACCCGCTGCTAGCCTGCTTGCCTCTCCTATGCTGACATCCCAGCCGATTGATAGGGCGAAATCGGCAATACTGGCGCGCCACTCGTCCGGAATATTGACAACAACCTGTTTTTCAACAGGTTTGTTCCGTTGAGTAGTGGACGAGTGTTGGTTATTCCGCCGATCCGGCGGTTGAGTTCGCAACCTGGACAGCAGTGCCCGGCGTTCCGGGTCTGTCATGCGCTCGAAGTCGGCGAAGGTTTGAGCGGATGTATCGCCAGGCTCTCCATCTGGCAGTTCACAACGACCATAGTCATCCCCGTCTATACCTGACGGAATGGCTGTTTTTTCATCGCCCGTAGAGTTATTGACAGAACTCCAAGCGTCGCCGGTCGGCGACGTAACAGCTAAACCACTCCCGGTGCTAATGCTGGCACCATCGTCAATGGCCTGTTTTTTGCGGATTTTCCACTTGATTAACCGGGTGCAGATACGGGAGATAGCCCCCAGACGTGGAGAGAACACACCGAAGATTTTTTCCGGCGTCTCGCCGTAGGTGTTTTGTTCGTCAGCGTCTTCATAGGCAATGCGCACGGTGTAGCGCTCGCGTGGGATTAACACGCCGCCTTGCTTTTCGATGTACGTGGCAAAACAACCGGCGTCAGCCGATGCCAGCACAGCATCCATTGCCGGGTCAGCAAGCTGTGCGGCCCCGCGTTTAAACGTGCCGTTTTCTTTCTGGGCTGCGGTAAGTTGGTTTGCCAGACGGCGCAGTTCACGCCATACCGTGACCGGCGGCAGACCGAACGGCTGAAACTGTCGGATGTTATGTTGTGATGCCCACGCCATCGCAAACTTTGCCGTTTCGCGTAATGGTTTGCCGGTTTCGTTATCCAGCTCACCATCAAGCGCGTAACCGTCGATATTTTTACTGATGTACTTCGCCACGTAAGCCGTCGCGCTGCCTTTTCTTGGATCGAGCTTTTTAGCCTTGAATCGTGCGCCGGTGTTGCGCCCCAGCTCCGCACGGTCTTCAGCAATAAAATATTCACGCAAGATATCGGTGATGGCCTTTCTGTCGGCAGGTGGCATAAACAGCAACACATGCCAGTGCGGTGTTGCATCGTGGTGCGGCTCGGCAACGCGAAAACCATAAGGGCGCAAGCCGCGACGATTCAACGCAGACATGGCACGCGCCCAGGTGCAGCATAAATACCGCTGCCCCTGACGTGGAGAGGTATGATCCCACTTAGGGTTTCGGTGACCGTTCTGGATGTTAGCGTGGTAACGCGACGGGCAGGTGATGGTGAGGAAAACACCTTCATCACCCCGCGCGATTGCCACCATTTCAACACCGGCCATGCGGGTCATCAGCTCATGACGGCGGATAGCCGGATTACTGATACTGCCGTACACCATGTTTTCCAGTGATGCGATGTTGCCATCTTCATCAACCAGTTCATGTGTCTGGAAAAAAGCGCGATTCTTGCGGCGCTGTTCTTGCCACAGGTTGAGGGCATCAAGACTGACATACGGCATGCGTTTTTTGTGGATCACGCCGATGGCGCGAAACTGATTTTCCCGCCATTCACAACGCAGTCGCCACAGTTTCCGTCCCCACCATTCAGGTGAAGTAATGCGTAAAATGGCGGAATAGATGCGGTGCCGGGCTTGTTGATCACCGATAACCAACCCCCAGCACGGCGGTGTCACACGTAATGCCAGCAGTTCGCGCCCCAGATGGCGATATAGCCACTGAATTTCATCGTCGGTCATGTCTTCCGGCGATGTGTGGCCGCACTCGGTTTCAAACATTTCGGCGATGGCGGCCGCAAGGGTATGCGCGGCATTGATCACCTCATGCTTGGTAAACCCGGCCAGATACGCCCAACGCGGCCCCCAATAGGCCGCCAGTTCCGATGTAAAGCCATCGCGCACACCTTGCTGTGCGCGTACAGCATCCAGACGCAGCAGGGCTTTTTTCACGGTTCCCATGAAAAAGGCGCTGATGTGTCGCGGCTCGCGGTTCGCACGCAGCCATTCAATTTTTTGGCGGTAAACGTCACGGATAAAAAACGGTTGTTCGTGCAAGCGGGCTTCCACGCCTTCCGGCGTTTTCATCCAGTCACTTAGCGTTTTCTGATAATCCCGGCGTACTATTTCCGCCAGACCGCGACGGATACGCAACTGGGTGCCGTTCGGCTCCCGGTGATCCAACTGTGCTACGGCTTGATTAAGATTCCGGTCATCACCTGGCGCTGCCAAAGCGCGTTTAACCATCCGGCTCAGATGCCGTGTGACGGCCGGATGCGGTTCAGCATCGGTAACGAGTAGAGAGGGGCGGAGATCAGCCACGCCCGATGGTGCGGAGATCGCCGGGCGTGGAGCGTTCCAAGGATAGGCCCACTGTTCAGGCATTATCAGCGCGCCCCATATATGCCGAAACAAAGGCAGTGGCGACTTCTGCGTTTATCGCGTTCCCGTAGGCGCGCAAGCGTCCCACGCGACCGGTAACCCCATTAGCCAGCGGGAATGAGCCGGATTCAACTGGCCGCCACTTTCCATCCCGGCAGCAGATCCAGTCTGCATCACGCCAAAAACCGTTAACCTCAAGGGGCCGCATATCCCCGCAAAGTCCTGAAGCCGCTGTTGGATCTTGCTGCCGTCCGAGCGGCGTACATTCATTGCATTCACCGGTTTCGCCGCCCTGTCGTTGTTTGTTGCCATTGGCGTGGGCCACCCGGCAACTTTCACCAGTTGTGCCAAGCTGCTGCCAGTCATACCCGGTGTGATACCGATCCCGCCCCGTCTCGCGTCCGATGCGCACGGCGTTGTCCATCCCGTCAACCCCGCAACATGTGCCAGCATCAGCTGTCGCTTTTTGATCGAATTGAACCGAGTTAACGCATTCCGAGGATGATGATCTGAGTCCTGAGCGCTGGTCGTCGGCCACCCAAAAAAGCCGTTGTCTGATGTTCGGCGCGCCGACGCCCGCAGCGCAGAGATCGAGCGCTGCGCAGGCGTAACCCACGTTTTCCATGTCAGTTTGTACAGTGTCGAACCACGCCCGGCCGTCACTACTCGCAACCTGTTCTCCAAAGACAACATCAGGTCGGCACTGCTGGATGAGGTGGAAGAACGACGGCCATAAGTGCCGCTCGTCAGCAACCCCGCCTTTTTTGCCTGCCGCGCTGAAAGGTTGGCAAGGGCATGAACCTGTCCAGGCAGGGCGGCTGTCCGGCCATCCTGCTCTACGCAGTGCGTAAGACCAGACACCGATCCCGGCGAAAAAGTGGTACTGGCTGAATCCTTTAAGGTCATTAGGAGTGACATCCTCAATTGATCTGGTATCAACGATGCCGGGCGCGATATGGCCGGCATCGATCAGATTGCGCAGCCACTGCGCTGCAAACTTATCTATTTCGTTGTAGTAGGCTAACGGCTGCATCAGAACGGCTCCTCGTTCAACGCGCCGGATGCCACCATTTCCTGATAGGTGGCATCACCCATCGCCGGCCCACAATCGGGGCAATGCCCACCGCCTTCATGTTCGCACCCGTCGCAAACTTTCGACATGCTGCGGGCAGCAGACACCGGCAGACGCTTGGCGATGATTTCCCCGGCCTGCTTGCCTTCCCCGGCAGCAACGCCGACGCTACGCGGCGCGGTGAAACGGCAGATATCAAACCGGTGGTAAAGGCTGTGTGCGTGGTGGGTGTCGCTGTTGGACGCGATGACAGTGATCCCGCGTTCGGCCAGGCTGGATAACGCGCTGCACAGGTCATACTGATCGTTATGGGTGAAACCATCAGTGTGATAGCTGGTGAAGTTGGCCGTTGGCGTTTGCGGGATATACGGCGGATCGCAGTACACCACATCGCCGGGGCGGGTCAGTTGCAGTGTTTCGCCAAACGCGGCGCAGATAAATTTTGCGCGGCGTGATTTTTCGGCAAGTGCCTGAATCTCTGCCAGTGGGAAATAAGGTGATGCGTAATGCCCGTAGGGGACGTTAAATCCACCAGCGCGGTTATACCGGCAAACGCCTCGGTATCCGTGCCGGTTCAGGTAAAGAAATAGTGCCGCAGATGTAATGCGATTCTCTTTGCTGCGGTTAAATACCTGCCTGAAGCGGTAATAACTTTCTGCTGTATTCGCTGTGCGAAACAGGCCTTCGGCGGTATCAATAAAATCCTTCGCATCCTCTTTGATGACCTGATACAGGTTAATCAGGTCGGGGTTTATATCGGCGATCAGGTATTCCGGGTAGTTGGTATTCATCATGACCGCGCACGATCCGGCGAACGGCTCAATCAGACGATTGCCGGCCGGCAAATGCTCACTCAAGATATCCATCACACGGGCCTTGCTGCCGACCCATTTCAGCGGTGTGGCAATAATGCTCATAAGGCACCCCGATAGTGTTTGTTTTTCAGTTCTGCATCGCCCTGGCAGTACACGCACAGACGCACACCCGGAACGGCCACGCGGCGGGCTTCCGGGATAGGGGCGTCACAGCTTTCACAGACGAATGCAGAAACGGTGAAGCCCGACTGTTGCCGGGCATGCTGGATTTGTGTTTCACGGATGAACGCTTCGCGTTCCTGAGCCATGTCCATTGAGTCCATCAGCTCAACCCCTGAGCAGAGTGCTCAAAACGTTCTGATTCCTGGCGTATAAGTTCCACCACTTCTGCGGCGGAGAGGTCGCGTTGTTGAGCGCGGACAGCCAGCGCAGCAAGGCGCAGTGAGAAGGAAAAATGCTGGTCTTTGCGTTCCTCCAATCGGGCCTTTTTCAGCAGCTCGACCAATGCGCCATCATTGGCGACGGTCATGGTTTTTACTTCGACATCTTTCATTGCAGTTTCCTTTTTTCAGGTAATAGAAAGCCCGGCGGGTTTACGCCTAAAAATTGGGTTTTTATTACAGTGGAAGAATTAAGTTTTTGGGGAATAAACTCACAACTGCGCGGAGCTTATTCATTGCTTTAATCAGCCTTTCTTTCTCGTCAGTGGTCAGTTCATTAAATTTCAGGTGATGCCGTTCCTTATCAATATCCGCCAATTCAAATATTGCTGACAGCACACGCATATTTTTATAGTAATCGTCATCAATCTTGTCCCGCATATCGTCAATAAAGCGGCACATCTCTTTTTCACTGTTTGTTTTGAAGTATTTCCCTCGCAGCATTGCTATGTGGTTTAGCCCCTCTGTTCTTTCCGCGATGCTCAGCGGAATTGCGCGAGCGGACTCGGTGTTAGCCATGATATTAGCCTTTCTTTGCCCAATTAATGGCAAATTCCGGTGCATGCATCATTCCGTCTCGATACCATTGATTCGCACGGTTCTTGATAAAAATGCACAGGTTGTGATTGAGGTAATAAACAGCATCCGCCAATGCTTCGAGCGACGACAAAACGTTAATCCTGGTGTAACTATTGTCGCTGCCGCTCTCTCGCACATCAGTAGGCTGAGATAAAAAACTCTCCGCAGCATCATCGGCGGCCTGTAGCCATATTTCCGGGTTGTGATTTATTTTCATCATTACCACCTGCTACGTGCAATACCCATAAGGCGCGAAAACCAGCGGCGCTTTTGCTTAGGCACTGGCATGTAGGGCTTTTGGCTCCAGGGTGCAAAATAGACCTGATTAACGGACGGCTTAACGCGTTGGCCGTTTGGCAGTTCCAGCCAGCCTTTACCCTGATTAGGGATTGTTGGTGATGGTGACTGAGAAATTAATAGACGAACTATAGAAATCATATTATCGCCTCGCTGTGTGAAGGTTATCGATATAACCGGTGGCTAATGCCAGTGCATCAAATAAACCGTAAGACTGTCCCGCCTGACTAACACGATATCGGGTAATCGGGTTTGATATCGTTCGCGGGCATTTAATAATTGAGAAACCCCGATATACGTTTGTATGCTTACTTAATTGTGTGATTGCGTATTGGTGGCCTGACTTTTTATTCTCCATGTCACCCCTTTATATTTCACTGCTGGTAATGGCATCGCGCAGCATGGCCACGAGATTCACCTCTACTTTCTCGTTTGCTTTTTCTTTTGGCCGGATAATGATTTTTCCGCTTTTTACCATGCCCCGACAGGTTTCAAAGGGGATACCGGTTAATTCTGAGTATTTCCTGAGAGAAACATATGCCGTTGGGACGGTGATATTGATGGTTAACGCTTTACTCATGGCGCTTATCCTTCAGCGTTAAAAGACTCCAGCCCCCGGAGAAAAACCAGTCTCGCCATGCTGGAGAGTGAACGGCTTTCTTTTTCAGCCAACGCTGCCAGCCTGGCGCGTTCATCTTCGGAAAGCCTCATGGGGGTAGGGTTGCGCGATGCAATCCCCCGCGGCAGACGCGACCGCTGATCATGATTTTCTTGTGTCATAATGGTATGTTGTGATCCACTGTTAGCCTGTGAAAATCATTTTGGTATAAAAAAATATACCAGTCAAGAGATTTGGTATGGAAAATTATATCGGCACTCGCTTGCGAGAGGAGCGTGAACGCCTCGGCCTTAGCCAAGTAGCGATGGGAGATATTGGGGGAGTAAAAAAACTAACCCAGTTGAATTATGAAAAAGGCGACAGGATGCCAGATGCGGCATATCTGAATGCTGTATCAAAAATCGGTGTTGATGTGCAGTACGTTGTTACAGGTGTTCGTTCTGCTGCCACGCTAACTGATGAAGAACAACAGTTGCTTGGTAACTATCGGACTGCGCCTCTTACAGTAAAAGCTGCTGTACTGGCCGCATTAACGGCAGGAAGCTCAGTATCAACAGGCTCGATAAACGTAACGGGTAGTGGTCAGCGTGTTGCTGGCAGGGATTATCACGAAAACAAAAAATAAGGGAACGCTCCAGGAATGAGTGTTGAATCTCATGGAAATGAAAACCGGGTAGCCGGGCGGGATTTTTACGAAAGCAGCATCACGGTCGATAAGATCAATATTGCCATTCCGGCGGCCAATGAAGAAAAACGCCCACTGGTTCCCGCGCAGCGTAAGCAGTTAAACCAACTGGTAAAAGAAATTGCTGACGGCGGCTATGAAGAAGGTTTTTCAGTGTGGCAGCGCGTCCATGCTGAAATTGGCGTCAAAAGCATTGAGGATATGACGGTCAACCAGTATCAAACGGCGGTCAGTTATCTTCAGGCATTGCGCGACAGATACCGGGAAAAGGATGCCAGTAATGCACTGGTGCATCTGTTGTTGAAGAATACCCAGCAGGTAGATCAGCGGCAGCAATTAATTCATTACTGCCATATTCATTTCGGTACTGGACGGTTAACCGAGCTGACCCGATCGCAGCTCCAGCAGGCGCTTTCATGGTTGGATGATCGCCAGTGTTCGAGCGTTCCCGGTCAAACCACGCCTAATACTCGCCAGAGCTGGCAAGAGGTGCTTAAAGCAGAACCATTGGTTTTCAGTGCTGTGTTTGTTGCTGGAATAATTCTTGGCGCTATTTTTTTTCGTTAGACGTATCGATAAGTAACATAAAAAATATCTCAACTCTAAAGATAGATAAATCAAATAGCTATTTATAGAAGGGCTTTTTATGACATTTGAAGAATGGATTTCAAAAACCGAGAAAGAAATATTCTTTACTTATATCAATGCTAATAATGAGGTGTCTAACAATTACGTTGTCGATGCAGTATATAAAGATAATTATCTTCAAGGGTATTGCATCAACAAGAAGGGCTTTAGAACCTTCAAACTTGAAAGAATAATGGATGTATACTCTTCAAATGAAGAAATGGTTTCTGCCGCTAGTCCTTTAGCTATAGCAGATCTCAAGATTGAAAGTCGGCGAGTGAAAGATACTCCCCGTGGTTTGGAGATTTGTTTTACTGGTTTTGATAAAGACATAAAGGATGAACTAGAATCACTCGCTGAAAAAAAAGGACTGTTAGTCAGAAAAGGTATTACAGCCAAATTATATTTCCTGTGTTGTGGCCCTAATGCTGGATGGAAGAAAATAAAACAGGCAAATGAAAAAAACTGTTTCATCCTTTCCAAAGATCAATTCTTTTCATTTGTTGATACAGGTGAGATTCCAATAGAACCGACAGAGGTTTATGAATCTGACGAAAAGGATATACATGAAAAAATAGAGATTTTGCACAATGAGGTAACTTCAACATTTCGAACTATCAGAGAGCCACGCAGGAGTTCCGCGCTTATTGCTCGTTTTGTTGATGGTTATGCCGCTGGTTGGCGCTTTGCAATAAAAGAATCTCACCGTAATGCACTAGATATAAAGTTAACTAAATTTGTTTTTAATAAGTATCAATATGAAGATTGGACGCAAGGTAGCTCTTTTTCTTTTGGTCGTGGTGATGTTTTTTATAGTGACAAGCTGGGCTATATCGAATGGAGCGAATTTTTAAAAACACCTGATGCTGTTATGCTGCAAGTAAAATATGAGTGTTTTTCTGGTTATGATCCAGTTGCACGAATTGATGGTTTCTTTTCAGGGGACTTTATTCCATATAATCAACTAACGCCTAAAAAACTAACCAATCTGCCAATCATGATAGACAGTCAGAGTTATGATCCGGGTAAAATAACACTGGATATATTCAAGCCTAGTATTGATAGAAGTAAATTTGACTTGTTTGATACGGTAAGAATAACTCAGGATGAACTTATTTCATTACTTCAGTCAGGCTACTACTGGAATAAGGATGAAGGAAAAAAACCAGTGCGTGTGAATTTATTCGGTGATAATTAGAAATATTTGTCATTATTGTTTTTAGTAAGTGATTTCCCGGTTGGAAAGTAGTTATAAGTTGACTTTGAAATTATAATTAATACCAAAGGAAAACCTCATGGCAGATGAAAAACTAGATGTTTTTAACTATAAAAGAAACAAAGATAAATTACTTATTAACCTTATCAATATCATTGAAGGCATAAACAGTGATGGTCATATAGATGAGAAAGAAGTCTTGTTTCTTGATACATGGATAAAAAATGCCGAGTTAATTAGTAAAAACTATTGCGTGCGGATGATTTCAAATAGGCTGTCCGATATCTTGGCTGATGGCATTATTGAGCAGCATGAATTAAGGTATTTGAAAGCTGATTTAATCAAGGTACAAAAAGAACTGTCTGATTTACCTGAGCTTGATTTGTACTCCGATGAAGCGGATAAGCATTTATTGGAGGGGCTATGTAAGGGAATGATGGCGAATCATGAGCTTAATGATTCAGAAATAAGATATTTAAATTGGTGGTTATCATCTAATGCCGCTCTCAAAGCTAATTATCCTGGCAAAGAGTTATACGCATTGGTTAATCGAATTCTCGCCGATGGGATCATTACATCAGAAGAACGTGATGAATTGAAAAAAGCGCTAATCGCCTTTACCGGAAGTGATGTTGATTCTGGTGTAGTTGATGGGCTGGCAACTCGCTTACCCGTGGATGATATAGATAGCTTAGTTCTTGCCAATACAACAGTTTGCCTGACAGGTGAATTCCTTTATGGAAAAAGATCAGTATGTAAAAAACTGATTGAGGATGCAGGCGGAAATGTGATTGATAATATAACGGCAAAGCTTGATTTTCTTATTATTGGTACATTGAGTTGTAAACATTGGAGATATCAGGCTCACGGTCGGAAAATCGAAAAAGCAATAGACTACCGGGATAATCGTGGCATTCCACTGAAAATAATCAGTGAAGAACAATGGCAGAGCTTTACTGGATAATATTACATGGCTGTAAGCAAACTTCCATCTGGCAAATGGCTTTGCCAATGCTTCCCCTATGGGCGTGATGGTCAGCGCGTTCGTAAGCAGTTTGCCACCAGAGGTGAGGCGCTTTCATACGAGCGCCGCCTGATGGCGGAGAAAAAAGGGATATCGACCGAAACCAACAGCACAACGCTACAAGACCTGATCCAGCGCTGGTACGACATGCACGGCCAGACGCTGGAGTCAGGTGAAGACCGTTACTCTAAACTGATGGCAATCTGTGTTCGGTTGGGTAATCCCTTTGCGATAGACGTTGATAAAAATATGTTCGCTGTTTACCGCGAACGCCGGTTAAAAGGTGAATGGAACCCAAAAGGGAAGACGGCCATTAAAGAGGCCACGGTCAACCGTGAATATTCCTACCTGCGGGCGGTGTTCTCTGAGCTGAAGCGCATGGGAGAGTGGGAAAAAGAAAACCCGCTGGACGGCATACGACAGTTTAAGGAAGGCGATCAGGAACTGGCTTTTCTGTACCCAGATGAAATTAAGCGCCTGCTTGCTGCCTGCGATGAATCAGAGAATAAAGATCTCGGTATCATCGTTCGTTTGTGTCTGGCGACGGGGGCGAGGTGGGGTGAGGCCCAGACCCTGAAACAATCGCAAATCCTTCCCGGCAGGATCACATTCGTCAAAACCAAAGGGAAGAAAAACCGAACCATTCCTATTTCTGAAAGAATGCACGCCTTGTTGCCCAAGCGGCGCGGCCAACTCTTCAAACCAGCGTATGAGGCATTTAAGCACGCCTTAAAGAAAGCGCACATTGAATTACCAGAAGGGCAGTTGACCCACGTTCTCAGACACAGCTTTGCCAGCCACTTCATGATGCGCGGCGGCAATATTCTGGTGTTGCAGCAGATACTGGGCCATAGCTCTATCACGATGACCATGCGCTATGCGCATTTCGCGCCGGATCATCTGGATGCGGCCGTGACCCTCAACCCGTTTGATTCTTTAACCACAGATGAATAATCATGGGGCGCTGCCACGTTAAACCGATGGCAGCAGATTTCCGCATTAGCTCGCATTAACCTGAATTGAATACTGCTAACGTATTGAATTAAAGTAACTCTATGATATAAAAAGCGGGCATTAACTTTTTAAAATCCCTCGGCGTTCGCGCTGTGCGGGTTCAAGTCCCGCTCTGGGCACCATGTGCTAACGCCTTGATAAATAATAAAATAAATAAAAGAACATGACCGCCATGAGGCGGTTTTTTTATGCCTGTCATTTTTATTTCCTAATATTTTTCCTAAAATAATTCTTCTTCATCGTTAGATATGCACTGACTTTAATGGTTTATTCTGATCGCCGACCGCCAGCACAATCGGTATTTTGCGGTCGTATCGTGCCGTTTAGCTGATTGTCATGTGTCCAGATATCGCCTGTTCCTTTGCTAATGTCCCTCCCAATCAGAAACCCCTTTGCTTTCAGAACGTGAAATCAAAACTCTGATGCACTACTTGCCATTCGGCGCATAATCGCCAGTGTTTTGGGTGGTATGCCTGGTCACGCCGCCTTTGCTCCGGTGCTTAATAGTCAAAACGGTTTTCCCATACGTTGAGTTCGGTGATTGAGCAGGGAAGGGCATGTAAACGCCGAAAATAACAACAAGCACTCATTGATTACCTGTGATAATGCTTTATTCGGAATAATCTTAGCGATATGCTGCGCCCATTGATAATGAAACGGAGTCCTTATGCTTAAGAATTATTTTTATGATCAACATGATGTTGCAAGAAGTGATGAAGAGAAAAGAGAGATAGTCGTTTCAGCTATCCTCGAAATCATCAAAGAGGGTGCCAGCGAAAGTGGTGTGCAAGTTGCTCTGGATGCGATCAGAACTAGAATCACTCAAACCGCCGATATCATTCAGCGTGCGTTAGAGAACGATTAATTATCTCGACGCGTCATGGCCGCCTTCGGGCGGTTTTTTATTGCCGCCGCGGCAGACCCATTGCAATAGCGTAACCACCGGATCGAAATGTGAACAGGGCGCTACCTCCAGCCCCGTTTTTTTACCCGTGTTCCCGTAAAGAGGAATATGTAGCGAGTTCTCCGATAACGACCAGACTGCGTCAGAGAAAACACGAGCGGATTTGGGGTGAAAGCATGAGCGACCGACTTGAATGGGAATACCTCGGTTTCCTGGCTCAGTCGCCCTGACATCCCAGTCTGAAACATCGCTTCCCAACGTTTTTTTCAGTGGTTTACCTTGCCTCAGCGGCGAGTTCATTGCGGCGCCGGCGTACCAATCCCTGTCGAATCCTGTTTGCCCGTTTGTTTCCCTGATGCGACAGTGGCGCCGGGCGTTGCATCGCTTTTTGCCTGGCAGGCAATAATGGCATCCACCTGGTCGGCGCAAGTCGCCAGCGCAGCTTCAGTTTCATCCAGCAGACTATTTAGCTCACCGTTGGTTTGCGGACTGGCCGCCGGGAACCGGCAGGGCGTCAGTCTGGGGCAGCCATTCACGGTAAGCACGACCACCGGCGAAGGCGGGGCGCTGACGCAGCCGGATAATATCAGCAGGCAGGTCAGTGTCAGCCCAGCGTTTAAGCGCGTCGTTTTCATGTTGTAACCTCATCACCACTTTTTGCCGTTCAGAGAGCGCTGCCTGCGTCTCGGCAGCCATGTCGCGCAGCCGCGCCTGCTCAAGATTGTTGCGTTCGGCCTGCTCGGACAGTGCTTTTAACTGGCCGGATTTTTCATCCAGCGCGATCTGTTGCAACGACAGCGTCTGCGCTTGCTGTTCGGTTAACTGGCGGGCGTTTTGCAGCCGCCAGAACTGCACGCCGACCCCTGCGCTAAGCGCCATCATGATGGCCGCGATGATCATGGCGTTTTTCATGCCAGTTTCCCGCCCGCTTGCTGGTACACGGCGATCAGCCGCTCGGCGTTATGCTCGCGCTGGCCATAGCCAGCCCCCGGCAGCGAAGCCCAAATGTTGTTGCATCGGGTAATGGCGCTGGTAAGCCGGCCTTGCATGATATCGTCCAACGCGCGCTGCTCCCGAATCAGCTGGATCGCCAGCGTATCCTGCGAATCAGGTTCGAAATCCGGCAACGCCAACTGTGTTTTGTAGGCTGGCCAGTAGCGGTAGAGCTGTTGATAGCGCCCGGCAGCGGTGGAGCGCTGCCCCTGCTTATTGAAGATTTTCCCCGGACGGCCATTGGCGAATGGATGATCCTGGTAATCGGTGAAAATCTCTGGTTTGCCATCAATCCCGGTAACAATGACGTCGTAGCCGCGATTACGGGTGAGCGGATGTGTTGCGGTCCCTTCGGAAAAAGCCAGCATGTCCAAAAACGCAATAAGGTTAGGATTATTGAGCATCGTTATTTTTCTCCGGTGTGTTTTTTTTGCCCAGCTGGCGAACACGGCGCTGGATAAGCAGTTCGATAGTCTGGTAGCCGGCGATGCCCAGTGCGGCACCAATGCCGTTGATAGCAACGGGCGACAGGTCAGGGAACTGTACCAGCGCGATGCCTGCCATCATTGAGACAAAACCTCCCAGCATCACGCGACCAATAAACAGCCGCAGTGTGATGGGCTCACTGCCTGCCAGCACTTTGCCGGCGGCAATCAGCGTGCCGATGATAAATAGAGAGACGATGCTTTTATCAGTTTCATTCAT